CTCAAACTTAGTCTCGGCAGGGTTAAAAATATCCATTTGCTGACGAGCCAAGGTAGCAGGCTTCAATTGTAAATCGGTGGTAGGTCTCACACCATGTGAGGCAGCCATGGAAGAAAAATGTTGTACCATGGGTAAAGCACCTGATGCCAAAGGAGGGTTATCCAATGGCATTGGAATTTTTACATCAGCAGAAAGGTCTTGATGGGCTTCAGCAGCCGCATTGTTTGATATTCCCTCAATAGGCATATCACCTCCTGCATTCCAATAGTTGCTTATACTCGTGGACGACACATTTCCTTGTGCCTCAAATGGTCCTTCAAAAGAAACCATTTCTGGAATAGATTCCAAACCTGTTACGGTATAGAACTTATTCCTTCCTGGTTCCGCGTCCAAAGGTCTCGGTATTGTAAACTTAGAGCCCGGGAAAGCTGAATAAACTGTTAGCGTCACTTCATGGTTGTCTATTGCAGAAAGTGCAGATAGTGGTGTCACATAAAGCGTCCCTAATGATTCAGTATCTCGGGCAATAGTATTCATTACCGAGCGTAAGTAAAGATATGGGATCGTTAGAGTGTATGTTGAACTCTGATCAGGTTGAATCTTAACATGTGAACATGTTGTTATATTCGCTAACTCAACTGGATATGCTGCTAGTGGCACAAAATATGCCACCAACAAACCTTGTTGAAAAGGTGTTGCATTTATTTGGAAAGATATTTCAATATCCCCCTTCCAGAAAACAAAGCGATCAAAACCCATGTTTTGTACATTGTCAGGCTCACCAAGTGACAATAAACCAAAAGGCAGATCTGTTGTAAAGATCGGCACTCCAGGAATATCAGCAGTTGTCCAATCAAATTGTCCTCGAAACACTCTCGATTCCGTGCCAAAATCAACACCCATCGAAGTTTCATTCACAGCTTTATTTGCCATAAAATCAGCTTGATGGTTATTGAGTCTGACACCATCCACCAGCTTATGCTCATTCAGTTTCGCTAAAGAGTTTGCAGGCGGACCCTGGGCGAAAAATCCAAAAGGAAAGTCCTCTCCAGAAGCGGCTGTTCTACCAGATACAACACGTTGCATTTCACTGCAAACAGGCATATCAATAGTTTCAACATTCACTTCAAAGAGGGCTTTATTAACAGAGTCACAAAACCATGTATAA